GCGGCCCACCCTCTGCGACTGACTGGTTTGCATTCCAGTATTCCTGCATTGGATTCTCTGGATATGTCGTCTGGTTCGCCAGAGGAGGAGTCGGAGGAGGCACAGGATTATTCACTATCGTCACAGGCGGCTGTTTCTCAGCCGGAGGCGGAGTCGGAGCCTGCTTATACACCGGAGTCGTATAGGGATTTGATACCTTGGGAGCAGGAGTTGTGTTCGCTGTTACATCCGGCGTTAAAGTATTCGTACCTGTAAGAGGCGCTGCAGGTTGAGTCCCCACCCCATATAGTTTACTTAAAAGCGCTTGTTTGCTGTAATCAGGCAGAGCCATATGCACCCCCCTTTGCCTCATAAGATTGAAGCAAATTATCCCTTGAAGTAAGAGCCATCTAAACCTCCTGCCAGCCGCTTCCGCAGTGCCTCGAACCTACTAGGTTCCTTGTAGTCAGGATTGTACTGCTTCGACTGATTCATCGCACTCGTAAGTCCCCCCTGAACATCGAATGGACCCTGATATAGTCGTTCAAGTGGAGATCCCTTGAGTTGCTGGTTTCCCCTCTCGAATCCTGCCAGCTTATTCAGCATGGCGTTCTTCACCCATTCCTTCTGGAATCCTGGATCCGTACTGATCCCTGCCATTCCAGCCCCACCTGCCTTGTCACCAGTTTCAGCGAGTTTCCAGTTCACCTTCTGCTGGAGGTTCGCCTTGATCTGGGTCATGGTCATGAGGGCTCTCTGCACTCCACGCTGGTCATACTGATTGCTTGCACCCCCGCCAGCCTGGAGACTGGAAATCATGTTGTTGATCTCTTGCAGCCCCGAGACAGGATCCATCTGACCGGAGTTCACAGCCCGCTCAACGGCAGCAGCGCGTTTCTCCATGTCTACCTGGTTCTCCGAAGCCGTCTCCTTTGCCAGGCCCTCTGGGGATTTCCTGAATAAGCCTGCGATTCCCATCCCAATGTCGAAGAGCGAACCGATCGGACCAGCAAATGAACCAATCTTGCCCAGTACCCCACCAAGCTTGCTGAACGACCCTCCAAGGGCCTGCTGCCCAACGCTGGTCGTCTGTCCTGTGTTGAATCCCATACCTACCCCCTCGTCCCCCTATAAACCTTGATGCTGTAAACGCATTTCCTCGGGATGAACATCACCCGTCTATACCCGCTCTCAGATGTGTGCCCTGCCAGAACAACTCCCACCTTGTCATCCCGAACAAGGATTCCAACGTCCACCGATTCGATCGGAGCTATCTCCTGGCATTCTTCTTCATCCATATACGCTAGAGCATCAGTTGCACACGCATCGCCCCAGTGAACCACTGCTATTCTCATTCTGCCTTCCGATCCACTGCGTAGTTCTTCTTTTCTTCCTGCTCATACGCTTCATTTATGACTTCCACGCTGATGTCGTAGATTTCCACGCCATTGTCGAGGCTTGCCACGTTGTCCACCGTTGAAACCCGTATCTTGATGCTTCCCGCTCGATCATGCACGGGAACGTACACTGTTTTCACGATTGCTGTATTCCCCTCGCCCTTGCTGAGGAAATCCCGAGTCAGATCGACGTATTTCGTCTTCCAATCAACGCCTTCATCGAGTGCGTACTCGACCTTGAGGGTTGGGGGCACAAATGCGACGATCGGCACCGCTTTCACTTGCAAAATGATACGTCCGAAGGTGCATTCGTCACCTGGAACCGGAGTGATCGGGATTGTCTCGGCAATCTGCGTTGCCCACCTGGATCCCACAGCCCTGTACCCCTCGGTGGTGTATAGAGCCATCCCTCCCGTCCCCATAAGCTTCGCTCTCGTTGGTTGGTAGAAGGGTTGGCGCAGAATCATCCCCGTTTGGCTCACCTTCCCCGTTTTCTGGTCAAACAGCAGTCCTTTGTTGATGTTGTCGCCAGGAGCGGTCGTGTAGGACAGGTAAATTTCATCATCCGTCTCGTTATACACGATGGAGGGCTCCAAGAGTCCCGAAGGCTCGAAAATATCCTGCAGGAGATCCTGAATATCCTCGCCAACGTCCTTTGGATCGCCGTCTCCGGTCCAAACCCGCAGTTTCTTGCTCCCGTTCAGGTAAACCAGCCTGTCTGCGACGATCATCCAGGTGAATCGACTGAAGAAACCTTCATCGAGGACCTTATTCACTACAACCCCTGTCCCAATGTCGCCCTGGATGCGGAAAATCCTCTTCCTACCGGCACAGTAGAGGAATCCCCCGAGTTCAAAGGCAGCTTGGAACGTATCTTTGGTCGTGGCGAAGGGAAGTGTCTGGCTGAGGTCGTATGGATACGCTTCCCAGTTCGGCTCGGAGGTAAATGGATCAATCTTAGACGCCCAGAGAGTCTGTCCATCCGTACTGACGAGGTAAACCCTCGTGGAAGTGGCAAGAATGTTCTGAATCGTCAGCGTAGGAATGTCATTGTCGAACTGGAGGACGGTCCCGAGGGAAGAATCCGCTGCATTGTCGCCTGTCAAGGTTGTCGTACTGTTGTCCCCGATCGTCGTGAGATACATAAAGGTCCCACCATTGGCAATCGTGCGGTAAATTCGTCTTGAACTCGTTCCCGTTGGGCCGAGAGGGATGCTGGTCAGGTTCCCCTTCTGCGCTGCGAGGGTTACGTCGGCAGAATCCACGACGGTCCCACTCAGTTTTGGATTCCCCTCATGTCCCTTGTCGTTCACGAAGGTCACGGTGTACTTGTAGAGGCCCGTTAAGGCCCCTGCCGCCCCCGCCGTAGCGGTAGGCTTCGCTGTTGGAACAATCACCCCCGCCAGTCTGTTCGTATCATCCGTAGGCTTCAGCCAAGACAGCCCTTCCGTCTTATGCGCGGTGAGGATGTGGTTTCTGAACGCTGCCCAGGCAAGGCGGGATGTTGAAGAGCCAGCGAGGAATGCAGCATTCACAACGCTTTCATCCTCCCCGCTCTCAACGATCTTCCGTAGGGCCTGTCCGCTGATGTAGTAGTAGGCTGTGTCCCCGCTGGGATGCGGTCCTGTAACTGCAGCAAGCTGCGAGGAGAAGAAGAGAGGAAGATTGGTAATAGCCAAGGATTGTACTCCCATCGTAAATGGGAGAAGCTTAGACGTTCCGAACTGTACCTGAGAACCCCACAGGACCATGCCTTTGGAAGCATCTCCAGCATAGGTAAGAGCCCCTGCATCATTTAGGAGTGCGAACAGTACCTGTGGAATGGATGCTCCAGTTCCCATGTTGTATGTCATGGTGATCCTAATGCACCCGCCTCCGCAATCTGTTAGAGTTACGGTAGGACTCCCAGAAACGATGGTGTAGGTCTTCGTAGTCAGGTCAACGTCAATCTGCACCCACGCTCCGTTTTTTGGTAGGGCTTGAATGTGGCACTTAGTTCTACCTGAGGGCGTGGCATAGACAGAGTACACCACATTCACATTGTCTGAGACATCAGCACCCAACCACGCCTTGGAAATATAATGAGCGTCATTGTTAACCGTCTCACTGATTTTCTGTGCCGTTAGGGTTCCATCAATGCCATAATAGATACGTCCAGAAGTCGTGATGCACCACTTAGTCCAAGCAGCATCCTCCAACTTCAACGGATGCAGGAGACGATTAGGGAATGCAGGTTCCACGCCTGGCCCGAGACTGAGCACATCCTCCCTGATCTTCCAGTTCTCCAGGGCAGAGAACCCCGTCTTAACCTGCGGGTTGTACTTCCCCACCGGCTTGTACACGCCCTTCTTCGACGGGAATACTTTGAATGGCTTCATCCCCTCACCCGACTCACATTGCCCATGTTCTGAAGGCCCCTCCACCGATAATCCTTCTGGATCCCATACTGCACCTTCGCTTCAAACCTCTCCATCGCCAACATGGTTTGCAGGTTGAAGTTATATACTTCTCGAATACTCGATCCTCTCGAACCCTGATCCACAACCAGCGTTGGGTTGATCTCCGCCGCTGCGCCCCACGCCAGTACTGAAGTACAGTACTTGTCGGGGAGGTCGCACACTGTCAGATCGTTAGTGAAGAATCCAAGATCGTAGTACCCGTACACCCGCACGGTCTTCCCCGATGCCGTGGCATTGGGAACCGGCTCCAGATACATCTGATCTCCCCAGATGGCATAATACGCAGGGATGCTCCCCGTGGTCTTGAAGTACCCCCGCTCGATTCCAGCGGTCAGGTTCTCCACCTTGGTAAGCTGCGATTCCTCGGTCAGCGATCCTGGCTGGAATACGACCGCATCTTCGGAGACGAAGTTTGACATGGTGTAGTCCTTGTCGGATGCAACGAGAGTCAGGTCGTGATACCTCTCCCCGAATCTGTACTTCCCAACCTGATTCAGCGAGGACAAGACCGAGTTGATGGCTCGGTCTATGTCCTGCTTGGGATAGTCTGAGTCCCTGATGATCCTCCGTACTTCAGATCGAATCTGGTATCTGTTCATTTCCTACCCCTTGGTTTCCACCCATGCTCCAAGCCTTCGAGCAGTCTTCGCTGCCCCTCGGCCTTGATCTTGGTGGTGTGCTTGGCGTGAACCCTGTTCGGGGTCCGCACCTGATACCCGTCTACCTTCGTCACCTTTGCTGGCATATTTCCCCCAGGAGGGAGGGGCTAAACCAGCCCCCTCCCGAATGCCCTGATTTTCGCTAAACTGAGAACCGGATATCTTCCATCCTTGTACTTGTTCTCAAGGAAGTCGATGATCTCGGGATCCTCAGTGATGAAGATTCCCTCACGGAACTCAGCTACCTTGCCCTCCGACAGGACTTGCTGAGTCCCTGCTGGAGTCTCCGTCTTGATCCAATACTGTGGCCTGATTACAATCCTCAAGTCCCCCGCCTTGGGCGAACGGAATGAAACTTTGAGAGAGGGAGCCTCAGGTAGCGCTCCCTCCCCTGGTGCGGCAACCGGAGGACAAGTTGTTGCCGCTCCCGAAACTTTGTGCTTGTAGAACTTATGAGCGTTCAACGCACCCAACCCTTTGTATACACCCCCACACGCTCCGCATGTGAGTGCCTCCGGTGTTCGATTCCTAGTCATACATCCTCCTCGTAGGATCGGGGGAGCCGAAGCCCCCCCTTCCCATTACTGATTACGGAGTCAACGCACCCTGAGCGTTAGCCAGAGCAGCGATCCCGTAGACCTTCACGGTCCAGTTACCCGTTCCACCAATGGTGACGGTAATCTTCATGGTCTTTGCCAAGAACGGCAACGCCTTGACCTCTCGCCCCGTCGCAGAAAGCTGCGTCATGGTTACGAGATCCAGGTAGTTCGTTCCATCCTGCGTCCCAATAACCTTCACATCGCACGTTGCGGTACCGGAATTTTCCGTCGCTTCGAGCCAGATGGAAGGAAGATGCAGGAAGTCCTTGAAAAGACTCCCGCAGTCATAAGTGGTGGTAGCTGCAAGCGTGACATTGAGAAGCTGTACTGATCTCTTTGCGAATCTCATAGCTCACCCCCTTATGCCGCGAACCCAGTGACACCCTTTAGGATGGCATGGGTCTTCTGTTGCATTACCTGCAACCCGCACACGGTACGGTACTCGTCAACCGTCTTGGTGACGGATTTCGGCTGAGTATCCGTGACGAACTTGGTGTCCAAGCCCGCCATGTAGCGGTACTTCACGTTGGTCGGATCGAGAGCAAAGCTGTACGTGCAGAACGTGGTAAAGTCCGACAACAGCCAATGCTTCACGATATCCAAGTCCCCGTGAGCACTACGATAACTGGCAATCCTGATCCCGAAGGTCTTCTCATTCTGGGTGATCCGAAGAGCATTCTTCGCCCAGAAGTTGAAGGCACTTACCATCACAGGATTGGCAATGAAGAGTTTCGTAGGAGCGGTGACGGTCGGATGATACCGGAAGAGAGTCCTGCAGAAGGTCTCAAGATCGGCCTCTGTGATGACCCCGCCCGTGATATCCGTGACGTTCGTGGTGATGGCGTTAAGCAATCCACCAGTGCCCCGCCGCATCTGCGCACCCGAGGTATCCTCGAAGGCATCCCCGAATAGGAACGCCTGTTCGATTCCCCTCTTGTGCTCGATGGCTTTCTTCATTTGCTGGAACTTACGGTCATTCCCGCCATACGATTTGGATGCATTCTGGATTTCCGTCAATTCAACGGAGTCCTTGAAGATCTGTACGTAGTTGGACAGGAACTCCTTCTTGGTGTACTTGAACTCCTGGTAGTCTGAACCTTCCATCAGCGCATTGCCTGCAATTACGCACTGTCCAGGAGTCGTGGTGAAGTTATAAGCTACCACTGAACCCATGGATCGGGTGACGCCGATAGAAGCAGAAGCTACGGAAGTGACAAGAATCGACTCCCCACTCGGGGAGATCAGGATGTCACCTACTCGGAGTCGGGTTTCCATCCCCGCCGTACAAACCAACGGAGTTGAAGCCCCACCATCCGAAATGACATCAAACGTATTCGGGAGAAGGACATCTTCCATCCACTCATACTTCGGAGTGTCAGTAGCTTCCTTCCCACCAATGTTGCGGGTGAAGATTAGAAGGGGTGCATCATCAGGCTGAAGAAGAAGAATCTTATCAGCCACATCCCGTCCTAATGAGAGTTCGGTCCCGCCCGTGTATTTGGTACCTCTCATACCAACAATGGGCTCTGCCATAATTTACCTCCTAGTTACCTTTCGAAGAACTTCTGACGGTCCTTCCACATGGTAACCAGATCATCAAAGTCGTCTCCTTGAGAAGACGCTGGTGTGGATGATTTCCTGCCGCCCAGCGATGCGGCTTTCTTGGCATCCGACGCCCCCTTTTCGAGTTCAGTCTTGCGACCTTTCATCCTTTCTCGAACCTCGGGGTGATCGTCTTTTACGAGTTTCAACCACACATCCAGCCGGTCCCTTCGACCACGAAATTCTGGGTACCTGTCCATCGCGTCAAGGATGAGATTTTCATCTCCCTCCTCCAGTTCAGGATGGGACTCCAGGAACTTCTGTAGTTCCAGGTTTCCACTCAACCCTCGAACCTCTCCTTGGAGCGGCTCGACGGTTTCCTTCAGTGAGGTCGTCAATGCCTGCTTTATTAGAGCATTCAGGACTTCCTTCGGGTTTTGCACGAATGATTTGACGAATGCCTCGGGGTCCTCTGCGATCTCCTGCTGCTCCCTCTTCGGGAGCTGCGGGATGATCTGCGTTAGTATTCCCTGCATCTGGGTATATTCCTGGTCCCGTTTCGTGGCTCGGGATTGGAGATCCTTGTACCCCTTCACGAGAGCAGTGATATCCTTGAACGGCAATCCGTCAAAGTTCGGTGCTTCCTTCTTGCCCTGATCTTCTTCTGTACTAGGAGATTCGCCAGGCTCTCCCCCTTCACCCTTCTCAAGTTGTTCTTCACCCTCCTTGACTTCTCCGGTTTCCCCTTCGGGATTTTCCGGTTCATCAAAGATGGTTTCCGATTCCTGATTGGTTACGGCCATATCGTTACGTCCTCCTGTCCAGTGCCGCGACTCGTTTAGCCTCGGCCTGACATATATCTTCTGCCAGTTCCGGCAGGTTCCGAAGATTGAAGAGTTCGGTTTTCCCGCCGCTGGCCTTCATAGTTCGCTTCACAATCGTCGTGTCCTCTTCCTGCTCACTGAAGAGCAGGCTGTTGAGCTGGCCCTGCCGGTACTCCAGGTACTCCAGGAGGACCGCCCATATTGGGCTGTGCCCCAGGTTGCGGAGCCTGTGAGCCAGGTCCAGCGGGATTTGGTACTTGTCCAAGCTGCCCTCCCATCATCTGCGCTTGTTGCGCTGCCATCTCTTGCTGAAGCTGTGCCTGGTGCGCCGTGATGTGATCGGCCATTCTCGCCTGAGCATTCGACTCCCAGCCTGCTATATTCGCACTCTGGTGGATTCCCAGGTGGTTCCCTGCGTTCCCCTTCACGGGGATCTCCATGTTCAGGGAGAGAGCGATGTTCTCCGCTTCAGCCAGTTTCACATCCTCCAGAGCCGTTACCGGCCCCTCCTGCTGCACGAGTAAGTCCTCTACGTTGCGGAGGTCGAAGGATTCCAGCACTTCCTTCACAAACTTGTCCACCCTGACTACCGTGGGCAGCTTCACAACCCGATCGAGAAGGCTCATTAGGGCCTCTCTCCGAGTTATCTGATCCAGGGGGATGCTGGACCCAGGTTCTACAGTAAAGTCGCACTGGGTCAATATGTCGTCTATGGTGATGTCCTTAACTTCCATCCCCTGCGGCCCGAGAATGTGAATCCGTTTCTTCTCAGGCATGTAGGTCATTTGGTAGGCGTGGTCGATCTCAATGAGTTTACGGAGAGACCCGGATTCGAAGGACGCCAGCTTCAGCGCGAATCTCGCATTCGCTTCCCTCACGACCGTACTTACTCCTGTCGCCGTGTCCACGAGTTTCGCTGACGACTTTGTGCCCATGAGGTAGTCAGAGATACCCGAGGTAAACTGCATCTCTTCCTTCGTCGTCCTGACCTCGCTCTCCGAGGAGAAGTCCACGTTCCCCATCTCCAGTTTCTTCAAGCTTCTCTCGATGTCCCCGGTCAGGATGACGTTTCCCGCCGTGAATCGAATGTTCTTGAAGTCCGTCTGCTGATCGCTGCGGTTGGCAAGGAAGACGGGATTCAGAATGAGGGATATATAATCCAGCCTCCCGTTCGACAAAGCATTCAGCTTGTCCGGGAGGCCAGCCAACGCCTCAATCGTCCCGACGCCGATCGGTTCGCTAACCATCGGGTTCAAATTGCAATTGAGGATTGGAATTTCCTGGAGAGGGTTCGGGTTATCCCCAACCTTCGCCACGACTCTTCGATCCAGCACGAGGACAACCCGCTCCGATTCGAGCATCCACATCAACTCGTACTTCCCATACGAGTGCTCCGTGGTTCCAGGATTCAGGCCCTTGATCTCGTCTCTCTCCATCCTACCTGCCCCACTCATGGCCCGATAGGATGCTGGGTTCGCCTTCAAGTACTCCAGGACTTCCTTCTCATAGAGGAGTCCCGCCTTCACCATCTTCTTCAGGTCTTTGGCTGAGTGCCACTCACGGAAGAAGAAGTAATCGCCTTCTTCGATTCGTTCCACCCCAGGCTGGAAGAAACAATCGAATACGTCGAGTACCGTTGCCCAGAAGTCGTCGAATTTCTTTCGCCGTCCCCTCTTGAGAACGTAGGCCGTCTCCACTCCGCCAGGGATTTCCTGTGGCACCCGCTCCAAAACGTTGCTGGTTTCATCCCGCCAGTAGTAGTAGAGGGGACTCCACCCATAGATGGCGTACTGCCGTATCCACAGGGTCTGGAGTTCGATGAAGTTCATCCGATCCAGGGAGTAGTAGATAAGGTCCTGGATGGCCTCAACCTTTTCCTTCTCAATGTCTCGCTTGGGAAATGCTCTCGCTCGGGGCAAGCGACCTGCCAACCTTGGCATCTCGCATTCAACAATGGCAAAGGGGTAGGGGATGAAGAGGTTCGCCCTGTCTGCGACGATTTCCCCCTGGTCATTCTTGATGGGATCCGCGACAGAGCAGTACTTCTTGTAGTTGGAGATCATGCTCGGATACAGGGTTTGCATATGCTTCTCAGCAACTTCCAGACGTTCTGTAAATTGCTTGAGAATCTCTACCTTTTCTGCGTCCGAGAGGTCTTCATTCAGAAGGGTAAATACCGGAGTTTCCTGTTCTTCTTCTCCTAATGTTTGGGTTAATTCATCACTCAAAGCCCCGTCCCTTTGAACCCTATCACCCGTTTCGGCAGGCTAATCTGCGTACCGCCGATTCCAGGGGGGATCATGTCCAGAATATAAGAAAGCGCATCTACAATGTCCCAGCTTCTCGCGGCAGGGATTGTGGTTAGGGAATCAAAGAGGTCCTTGAGGTCTTCCCTGATTCTAATCCTGCCGAACTGGAACAAAGGCTGCAGCCGCTTGATGCGCTGCTCCTTTACATTCCCCCCAGCCCATCCCTTCATGGGGCTGAGGTCTTCAATGTTGAAGAACACGCCGCGCCTGGCCATCTGATCCTTCACGCTAAACGCCAGACTCTTCCTCGTGTTCGTCTCCATCCCGAATCTCGGGTATGGATACTTCCCATAAATCCTGAAGCAGAGGTCCACGAATCCTGGTGTCTCTACTCGGATGCCCTCTGCCGTATCTACGTACCAAATCCCTGTCTCCTGATCCACGCCAACCGCTACGGCTGCGGTCAAGCAACTCCTTCTTTCGACACTCTCTGCGGGATCGACCGCGATGTACCAAATCAGTCTTCCCCAGATTTCCTTAATCTCTCTAGCACTGATCGCCGCAGCTTTGATGTCACTCGTCCTGAACCAGCAGCTAGAAGCATCGTAAGGGTTATTAAGGTACTGCG